AAGCTGCTAACAATATATCAGGACCTACATCAACAGAAATGTCAGCTGATCAAATTACATTAGCTAATAAAAGAAAAGGAAGAAGATCAACAAACATAACAGCTAAAAAAACATTAGCTAACAACTACACATTAAGTAAGAAAACTTTATTAGGATAAATTATGGCTAAACGAGGACTATACGCAAACATACATGCAAAACGCAAAAGAATTAAAGCCGGTTCGGGTGAAACTATGCGAAAAAAAGGCGCAAAAGGTGCACCTACAGCTAAAGCCTTTAAAAAATCTAAAAAAACGGCTAAAAAAAGAAAATAATGCCTAGAAAAAAAGAAAAACCTATAAGAAAGACTACCGGCAAGGGCGGAAACTACCGAAAAACTAAATCTGGAGCAGGAATGACCAAAAAAGGGGTCGCTGCGTATAGAAAAGCGAACCCAGGCTCTAAATTAAAGACAGCAGTTACCGGAAAAGTCAAAAAAGGCTCAAAAGCAGCAAAAAGACGTAAATCTTATTGCGCTAGGAGTGCAGGACAGCTAAAAAGAAGCTCTGCTAAGACAAGAAACGACCCAAATTCAAGAATTAGGCAAGCGCGTAGGCGCTGGAAGTGTTAATAAAGGAGAAAAAGCATGGGCTATGGAAAAGGCTACCCTAGAGGGCCAGTTAAAAAGAAAAAGAAAGCATCTAAGAAAAAGAAAAAGTAGTGACAGAGCTTCAGAAAGTAGAATGCTACAAATGTAAGAAACTTTTAGCAGATAATCTCGTTTTACCTAAAGGTTTGTGCGTTTATTGTGCTGCAGACGAAGCAGAACAGCTGCCTATGCCCAAAAAACAAGAAAAAGAGGCAAAAAAACAACAAAAAGCGCAAGTTAAGGCCGAACAAGAGCTTGCAAGGCGTATTTTATCTAGAAAACGCATGATTCCGTTCGTAGAAAAGTTTAATCCTGATTACCAAGCAGGTTGGGTACACAAAGACATCTGTAAAAGGCTAGAAAAATTTAGCCAAGACGTAGCAGATAAGAAATCCCCAAGGCTTATGCTGTTTATGCCTCCTCGTCACGGCAAATCGACCTTGGCTAGTATTGCTTTCCCTGCTTGGCATCTCGGGCGTAACCCGGGGCACGAATTTATCAGTTGTTCGTACTCTGGATCCTTAGCCATGTCTTTTTCTAGAAAAGTTAGACAAGTTTTAAGAGAGCCTAGCTATAAAACAGTATTTGAAGAAACAAAACTAGACAAAGATTCACAGTCCGTAGAATCTTGGCAAACAACACAGGGCGGAGGATACGTCGCAGCTGGTGTTGGCGGTGGTATCACAGGTAAAGGTGCACATATATTGTTAATTGATGACCCAGTAAAAAACAGAGAGGATGCAGAATCCGAAAACAGCCGCGAAGCGACCTGGGACTGGTATACCTCAACCGCGTATACTCGTTTAGCGCCAGGTGGCGGTATTTTAGTTATTTTAACCAGATGGCACGATGATGATTTAGCTGGTAGGTTGTTAATGGCTAGTGAAAACGGCGCAGATGATTGGGAAGTAGTTAAATACCCAGCGATAGCCGAAGAGGATGAGGAGTTTAGAAACTTAGGCGACTCACTACACCCAGAAAGATATAATGTAGAGTCTTTAGAAAAAATACAAAAAGCTATAGGGCCTAGAGACTGGAGTGCGCTGTATCAACAAAACCCCGTATCAGATGATGGTGATTATTTTACTAGAGAGATGATTCAGTATTTTCCACCAGATGAAATAGAATATGATAGACTTCGCTATTATACTGCGTGGGATTTAGCTATAGGGCAACGAGACAGAAACGATTTTTCTGTTGGTATAACTATAGGCATTGATGAGTACGACAATATGTATGTCGTAGATGTTATTCGCGGTAGATACGACGGTTTTGAACTAGTAGAAAAAATATTAGACTTCTATGAACAGTGGAGGCCTAGTATAGTTGGTATAGAAAAAGGACACATAGAAATGGCTATCGGGCCTTTTCTACAAAAACGTGTAGCAGAAAGACAATTACATTCTGCGTATTTTAAAGATTTAAAAGTAGGGCGACGTGACAAAGAAGCTAGAGCTAGGGCTATACAAGGTAGAATGCAACAGGGTAAAGTATTTTTTCCAGAAGATGCAGCTTGGACAGGGCCACTGGTTGCTGAGCTTTTGCGTTTTCCTAACGGCGTGCATGATGACCAGGTTGATGCTTTGGCCTGGGTTGGTTTAATGATGACAGAGTATGCAACTTTTTATGAAGCTCCCGAACATGTACCTTCGTGGCGAGATAGGTTAAACTTAATAGCGAAAGGACCGAAAAAGAAATCGGCAATGAGTGCATAACATGGCGTATAAGAAAAAAATAAAGAAAAATCTTAACAAAGCGGAAGAGTTGTCTCTAGCAAAAAGCCAATGGGATTGCTACACCAGAGCCCGCGACAGCGGCCATGAAGAATATATAGACATGGCTAAAAAATGTGACATGTATTATAGAGGCGACCAGTGGGATGAGTTTGACATGCAACAACTCGACGATCAGGGTAGACCCGCACTAACTATAAATACAATACTTCCCACAATTAATGCCGTGCTAGGAGAACAAAGCACGAAAAAAGCAGACATACAATTTAAACCCAGGGGCGGCGGTAATCAAGATGTTGCAGACGTACTTACTAAAGTTTATCAACAAATCGCTGACAATAATAAACTAGAGTGGATAGAAAACCAGGTGTTTTCTGATGGGTTAATACAGGACAGGGGATATTTTGATGTACGTATAGATTTTTCTGACCACATTATGGGAGAAGTAAAAATAGAAGCTAAAGATCCTTTAGACATTCTTATCGACCCCGATGCAAAACATTACGACCCAAGAACTTGGAACGAAATATTTGAAAGTAAGTGGATGAGTATAGATGAAGTAGAAGAAGTGTATGGCCAAGACAAAGCAGATAAATTAAGAATGCTAGCTGAAACGGGTACTACTTTAGGCGCTGACTCCATGGAATACGAAGAAGAAAGATATGGAGACACAGACGAACACAATTACGGACAACAGTTTCCTGGAGATCCAGAGAACGCACGAATGCTTAGGGCTATAAGAGTAATAGAACGACAGTATTATAGATTAAAAGAATGTATGTTTTATTTAGATCCCGTTACTGGTGACATGCGCGACGTCCCATATAATTGGACTAAGAAAAAAAGAGAACAGTTCGCGGACCAGTTCGGCTTAGATATAATGACTAAGACAGTTAGAAAAGTAAGATGGACTGTAACCGCAGACACTGTAGTTCTTTTTGATGATTGGTCCCCATACAAAAACTTTACAATCGTTCCGTACTTTCCATACTTTCGTAGAGGAAAACCGTTCGGCATGGTGCGCAACTTGTTATCACCGCAAGAACAGCTAAACAAAATAACATCACAAGAACTACACATAGTAAATACAACTGCAAACAGTGGTTGGATTGTAGAGAACGGTTCACTTGCGGGCATGACTGCAGACGATCTAGAAGAACACGGGGCAGAAACTGGCCTAGTGTTAGAATTTAATAGAGGCTCTACCCCACCAGCAAAGATACCACCTAACCAAATACCTACTGGACTAGATAGACTAGGACAAAAAGCAGCAGCTAATATTAAACAGATTAGTGGTATTACAGATGCAATGTTAGGTATGGATAGCGCAGAGGTTTCTGGTGTTGCAATACAAGCAAAACAAAATAGAGGCTCTACTATGTTACAAGTGCCTTTAACTAATCTAGCAAAAACTAGACAGTATTTAGCAGAGGCTATTTTACAACTAGTACAAAGTTACTATACAGAAGAAAGAATTATACAGATAACCGATGAGACAGACCCCTATAAACCTAGAACAGCTCTACGTGTTAATGAAATGACTCCAGAAGGAGAAGTTATAAATGATTTACAGCTAGGCGAATATGACGTAATTGTATCAAGCGCACCCGCTAGAGATAACTTTGATGAGATGCAGTTTGCTGAAGCTATTTCTTTACGACAGGTTGGAGTGCCAATACCAGATGATATGATAGTAGAGTACTCGCATTTATCACGTAAAGCAGATGTTGCAGATAGGATTAGAAAAATGCAAGGTACTGCACCGCCAACAGAAGAGCAAATACAGCTACAACAATTCCAAATGGAGTCACAGATCAGAAGTACGCAGCTTGAAATTGCTAAACTAGAAGCAGAAGTAACTAACCTACAGACACAAGCGGCAGTAAATGTTGCTAAAGTAGACCAGATAGAAAATGAACCACAGTTGAAGATTGCTGAATTACAAAGTAAAATTCAAGGTAAACGTGAAGAGCTCGATTTACGTGAGAGATTGTCGCAATTGACAAACGAAATGCGTAAGGAACAGAGTGACACAGC